CCCGAATCGTTGTAAATCTGTTACAGATCAAATGCAACACGACCTACTTGTAGGTCAGCACGACTGCACCATGTGCAGTTGTGCGGATAAAGGTATCTTTATCCCAGATTTCCTCATCATGAGGGAACCCATCAGTGAACTCGTTGTAGTCCACATGAAGCATCGCACCCGGGTCTTCGAGTGTCGGTGTGTCCTCTGAAAGCTTTTCATAGGCTCGTCCTATCATATATAGGGCGGGGTCAATACATACGACCCTGTGTGGAATTCGAGGATTCCACGCGTCTAATTTGTTCCTAATAATTAGACTGAGACGCAAGTCACGCGTGACTATTGCTATCTCTGGTACATTTGCCAACTCTCTATCGAGGGTGGATAGAATGTACGTATCAGACTCCATAAATAAATTGAGTCGATTAACCACCCTTAAAGGGAGTGGCTTATTTTCCCTTATTAGGGAGAATATATCAGGGAGGGCCTCCGTTAGGAGGTCACTGTTATCCCTGATCCAGTCCTCGAAATAACCTTTCAAGGACAGTTTGGCCGGAATGTATTCCGTCCAGTCGAAACCCAAGTTCATTGGGTTCAGTCTCGGGATACTGCGTCTATCGACCCAGTAACCCCAGTCATCCTGGAATTTAAATCCAGGGTTGGACCATGTTTCTCTGAAAAGATCATAGTCCAGAGTAGGATCTTCAGTCCTACCCTCTGTAAAACTCCTTTCAATGGAGAATACAGGCTCAGGGGGGGTTTCCCCTCTGAGGAGAGCCTGGTAGTACAGGCCCTTCGCTATGTCAAAAAAGACACTTTGCGGGTCACTGAACATTTCAATTTTCAGTGACTGGAGCAACATCTTTTGTTGTTGGTCCTTAGGTACTATTACCGCCTCTGGCGGCAGTAGTGCCTTCATACCTTCAATTTTTGGAAGGTATAGGTGGTGCTTATGCACCACCTTGTCCGTCCGCGCTGAGCGAACGAACTTGTACCCAAATCTATTATTTAGAAGGGCACTCATGCGATACTTAGTCTCGCGTGGGTTACGGGATTTATTTTCTATAACCCGTAACATGTGACTTCCACTCATTGGGAAGGCACCGTCACCCCCAATTTCTAGGGGGGTGTACGGACTAATACAGTCCGGCTCCTGCGGAACTAATATGTGTTGCAGGAGAGACGCCTGGTCAAAAAAGCGCCTGGCGGGTGCATTTGTTTGATGTACCCATCTAGTCTCCTTTCCGAGGAGACTAAACCTACCTATGTTAGACATAGAGTAGGCATCTACTTCACTTGGTTGTGGAAGTAGTAACCTGATTCTTGGATAATCCAAGTAATCAAGTGCAAGTCCGCGCTTCATGCGGACTTGAGGGACATCCAGTACACTTTGTGGTACTAGACATCCTTCCTCGCAATAGAATGCGAGGTTCTGAGACACAAACGTATCTGCCTCAGAAACCTTGAAGATCTCTCCAAGGGTCAGAAGATGGTTTTCCAACTTCTGTTTGTCGCTATCTAAAGCGATCTCGTCATCGCCTACCAAAGTGTAAACTTTGAGGCGAGACTTCTCACAGCAATATTGATGTGAGAGGGTGAGTATGACCTTAGTCATCATATCACCCATCATCCACCCACGGTGCATGACTACAAGCCGGTAACCCGACTTGTGTGGAACAAACGCAAAGCGTTTACCACAATACTTACTTTTTGCAAGTAAGGCAAGACCCAGAGGAAACTCCGGGTTTTCCGCTCTGTCTATAAGAGCGTGCCAGATTTGGCGTGCAACACTTCTGTTGCCCCAATCTGTTGCTTCCGACAAATCTGTCGAAAGCGCGTAGACGTTATGGTCTACGAGCTCTCCCCACTCTTTACCTTGTGGGTTAAGCACATCTGTGAGAAATCTCCACAGATGTCGGTCCGCTTTTAAACCGGACTTTACCTGCTTAGCTGTAAGGCTAGGCTGGAAGATGTGTGCAAATACACCCATCAGCACCTGATATGAATAAGGTGCAACCGTGATGGTCCTCGCCTTTGAAGGCTCGGATACACCATGGACACGTACACATGATGTGTACGTTGGATTGTGCAATATATTATATATTGCCCAATGGACTAGATCCTTTGCGGATCTAATCGGTCTCGGCTTGATATAAGTCGGGACCAAGGTGCGGAAATCGTATTCCGCACGAACTACCTTGTGGTTTGCAAGATAGCTTATGTAGGCAGTTTTACCGCCTGCAGAACGCGTGCTTTCTAAACACGCAGTAGTCCCCCCGCTAACTTTAGCGGAGAGACCGTCGACCCTTTTACAGGGTTCGGTGATCTTGTCTAATACAGACGGATCAAGTCTCACGGGAGTACCCGCTTCCGAGACTGTGGCTATGAATTTTTCATAGCTGAGGTCGATCATCTTTTGATCGGCCAATACAGTCCGGCTCCTGCGGAACTAATATATGTTGCAGGAGAGACGCCT